GAAAGTAGACCTCTCGCCAGTTCCTACAACGGCTCATACCATCTCATTTGATATTATAAAGTATCAAGCCGACTTAACTGAAGCCGACACAGTATTAAGTGTTCCAGAGAAACCAGTTATATTGGGTGCTTGGGCAAGGGCTATTGCAGAAAGAGGCGAAGATGGTGGTACACAGTCTAGCTTAATGGCTGTAGAGGCTGGTGAGGCTCTTAAACAAGCAATTATACTTGATAGTGGCAATACACGATATGAAACCGATTGGTATATTAACTAATGGCAAAAGGATTATCATATCAACCACTACCCAATTTTGGTGTTCATGGACTTAATACCCAATATAATCCATCAACCCTAGACCCCTCATGGCTTACTACTGCTGAGAATATTGTTCTAAGGGAGTCTGGAAGAATATCTTTTAGAAAAGGACTTAAACAGAAAGTAGTTCCAAGCGGTACAGCTATAGGTTCTATGGTAGAACATAATGATGAAGGAACGAATAAGATATTTGCCAGTCATGGTACGAGTATATATACGATAGATTTTACTTCGCCTAATGCTGCTTTTCAAACAGATACTATTGATGTTCAACATACAGTTTCGGGTTCGTCTGGCGATTGGCAGTTTGTAAACTTTAACAATAGATTACATTGTTTTCATTCTGGAGTTGTTCCACAGAGATATGATGGTGCTTCTGATGCTTTAGAGAGGTGGTCTGCTCATGTTAATACTACTGCTATAAACCTTGCTGATGGTGGTGCTGAGGATGCTCCTGATATTGTTTCAGGTTCGACATATAAGATTGCATCACTTGGAAATACAAACTTTAATTTAATTGGGGGGGATTCTACTCCAGCAGTGGATGAGATTTTTACTGCAACAGGTGCTGGTTCAAGTGCTGTTGGAAGTACGATTACTGCTCCTAATATTGTAAGCGGTAAATCTTATAAAATTATTGCACTTGGAAATACAGACTTTGAATTGCTTGGTGGAGATTCTGACCCAGCAGTAGGTGAGGTTTTTACAGCTACAAGTAATGGTGAAGATGGTATTGCTGGTTCAGCGATTACTGCTCCTAATATTGTTGAAGGAAAAAGGTATAAGATTATAACAACAGGCGATACAGACTTTACTGATGTTGGTGCGGCTGATAGTGACCCAAATACGATATTTACAGCAGATGAAGAAGGTTCAACAGTTGCTGGAACAACTGGAACTGTAAAAGAAGTAACAATAGGAACAACAGGAACTATAGCCGAGGCGATTTCAGGAACAAATGGAACTGTAACAGAAATAAAAACCAATCCATCTCTAACCACTATAACAGTAGATAGTACAGTTAATTTTCCTCCAAATGGAAAAATTATTATTGATGATGAAATAATTTCTTATACTGGAATTACATCTACAACATTTACAGGTTGTACTAGAGGAGCAGATAGCACTACTGCTACTTATCATGATGATAATGATGCGGTTACAACAGCTACAAAACCTGCTAGTGTAACTACCTTCGACCCTAGTTGTGGTATGGGATATTATGGAAAATTATGGTGTGGGGGTGTTACAGAAGCACCAGATGTGGTTTTTTATTCAGTTT